ACACACGGCGGATGTCGGGGTGATCGTTGATGCTGACCATCACCCTGCCCTTACAACGCCTCATGAATTCGGCCATCCGGGCGTAATTCTCGAAGTCGAAATCCACGCCATACCCCTGCGTCTGCCAGTACGGTGGGTCCATGTACTGAAAGGTGTGGGCTCGGTCATAGCGCTCCGCGCATTCCAGCCATGGAAGATTTTCCACATAGGTACCGGATAGGCGTTGCCAGGCACCCGAAAGCTTCTCCTCGATCCGAAGGACGTTGATGGCCGGGCCGGTGGTTGCGGTACCGAAAGTCTGCCCGGTGACTCGGCCACCAAAAGCGTGGTGTTGCAGATAAAAGAAACGAGCTGCTCGCTGGATGTCGGTGAGGGTTTCCGGGCGGCTAGTTTTGTGCCATTCGAAGATCTGTCGGGAGCTGAGCGCCCATTTGAACTGCCGGACCAGTTCTTCCAGATGGTTCTGTACGACGCGGTAGAGGTTCACCAGCTCGCCGTTGATGTCGTTCAGAACCTCGACCGGTGCAGGTTGAGGCCGCATGAAGAACAACGCGGCGCCGCCCGCGAATACTTCGACGTAGCATTCGTGAGGTGGAAACAGTGGAATGAGACGGTCGGCGAGACGGCGTTTGCCGCCCATCCAGGGGATGATGGGAGAGTGATTCATTGTGTGAGCAAGCCTTATGAAGAGGGATGTCGCGCGCTAGACTCGCTTCGCTTTGTGCACGAAGCAGGAGCCTTGGCTGGGCTTGCAGGGGTAATCTGCGGGTCGGCGATCAGTCCGGATGTGGCCCATCCGGGCTGATGGCTCCTTTTTAGGGGTGAGGAAAGCCTAGCGACTCACCACGCCTTCTTGATCCTTGTGTTTGCCTACCCTTGGTCTAGCCTCCATCTGCAATCATTCAAGGAGCAGAAACATGTCCAACGGAATATTTGAAGTTGAATTCAAGTCCAATCGTCCTGATCACGGTGGAGGCCTCGTAGTCGTAAAAGACGGCGCTGTGAATGGGGGGGATCCCAATTACCTTTATCAGGGCCGGGTACCCGATGTATCAGGTCCTTTCAAAGGTCAATTCCAAGTTTCGATGTGGAAGACTGGTAACACCAACGTCGCCGGAATCGACAATTACACATTGGATGCAACCGGCAATATCGACTATGAAGCAGGTACTATTAAGTTAGAGGGATACGTTGTCGGGGCTAACAGTGTAAAAATCACACTCCTCGGCAGACGGATCGCCAATGCTGTGTGATTAGTAAAAGTAAAAAATGAGCGCCCCAGGTTTGTATTAAGGGCGTTCATTTCCAGTTACCGCCCGGGCGTAGTCCTGACATGCGCGCAGAGCAATCATTCCTCGATCTCCATCGCTGGTGATGCCGACAATTCGTTGAGCATGCGCTGGGTCAAGTTCGGCTCGATGGGTTCCATGAACCACGCGGCCGGTGGCGGTGGTGGTTCGCACTGGACGGCCAGCGGGATCGGTGGCGGCGAATAGGACTGACAGGCGCAGATCGGCAGTAGCAAGCCGATCACGCAGGCGTTTCTGATTTTCTTGGGCATGGGTCATTTCATCGTAATGAGTTTGGTCGCTCGCCTGGAGCGTGCGCTCCAGCGTGAGGCGCTTGGCTTGTTCGGCGCGCTGGAGTGTTGCGCCGGCTAGCGCAATTTCTGTGAGGGTGTCCGCCTGCAGGCGAGCCTGGCGTTCAAGCTGGTGCCCGTATCTCCACCCCTGAATTTTCCAGGAAAGAAGTGCCCCGCCGCCGGAACCGGCGAGGACCAGCATCGCTACCAGTGCGAAGCGGTATGGCGCAGGCACCAGGTCCAGCGGAGTCATGCCAACGAACCGCCAGCCGCGACATAGCGTGCCAGCAGATCCTCACGCCGGTGCTCGCGCTGGTTGTACCCAGCGCCCGGAAGGCTGGCCCAGATGTTCCGACATTTGCCGATTGCTTCGGCAATGCGCCCGGCCATGACGTCTTCAAGCGCCCTGCACTCTTTGATGAGCTGTACTGCCCATCGATCCTGGCTCACTGGCCCGAGGTCAGGAAGCCGAAGGAAAGCACGGTAGTGCGGCCAGTCCTTGAGCATAAACTGATAGCGGCCGGATGCGTTCGACGTCAGCCCTCTGGTGTTGATGACTTTGGATTTGCGTCCGTTCTCGAAAGGATGGGTTTCGTAGGAGGCGAAGAGCTCCAGCCTGCCGTCGATCCCAGTAACGATGACGTTGTAGCCATCATCTGAGCGGTTCAGGTAGTCGCTCCCTAGCTCCGACCAGGCGAGCATATCCAGGTAAGCGTTTATGTTCGGGGCGCCATCGGCGGACAGGTTGATGCGTGACATGACATTCTCCAGACGAAAAAAAACCGCTCGATGGCGGCGTGCGTAAACTGATCTTGGTTTGGCTAAAGCTGTATGACTTTCACCGGTTTCTTCGGCTTCTTGCCTTCGGCGCTGGCTTTGCCTTTTCTTCCACCGTTGCACTCGACTGTTGTGGACCAGCCAGCCTGGGTGAATACCTGCTCCACGGAATCGACCAGGTAGTTGCCATCCAGGCCAACCTTGAACCCTTGAGCATCGATTTCCCGCTCGGCAAACAGGTCGGTTCTGCCAGGCATGTCAAACCTCACGCCCGCTGTCGAGCGGTTGAAACCGGCCAGGCGCGCCTTCACCGCCGCTTCTGCAGCACTTTTGTTTGGGTGGATGTGCCTGTCGGTATGGACGGGTGGCAAACCGTTCGTGTCGTCTTCATTGTCCAGTTGGACCGTGACCAGGTTGCCCTTCTTGTCCGCATAAGCAGCCTTCGCCGCTTTCTTGACGTTGTCATCACCCAGGCGGAATTGCCAACGGCTAACGTCACTGCGGCGGATAACGATCAGGGGTAGTTTTTTGCCGCTGGCACTCACACCACCCTGACGAGGGATGACGATGAGCTTGCCCTCCGCCACTTTGGCGGTGCAGTCGTGCTGCCTCGCAAGCCGGGTGATGAAGTTCAAGTCTGATTCGCTCAGTTGGTCCGCGCGCTCAACGAGCGTTTGCACTGAGCATTCGGGTTTCCAGCCATTGCGTCCTGCGATGTCTGAAACGATGCTCGCCAGACTGACGCCCTCCCAGCTGCCACTGCGTGTGGTCTTGGCACCACTGCGGGTGTCACTGGATTTGCTTCGGATGACGACGGTATCAGGGGGCCCCGACACCTCGACCTCATCCACTGTATAGGTGCCGATCAGGGTGAGCTTCTGCCCCTGGTAGCCCAGATACACCTTCAATTTCGCGCCTCGTTTCGGCAACGTCACGGCGCCGTCTCGATCATCAATGCGCAGTTCGAAGTCATCCGAGCTGTCACCCGGCTTGTCGATCGTTCGAATCAGCAGCATGCGGTCGTTGATCACGGCAGTGACATCGATGCCATTGGCAAGGATTTGGAACATGGGTTTCATCAGGCCACCTAGCGGGTGTGAGATTAGGGACCGCAACCTAAGCTGACGATCATCGAGATTTCGTTCAAACCGCCTAACGCAGCAGGCAGCACGCGCCTTTCAAGGACGATGCCGCTAATCCCAAAGCGTTACCGCCTCATCCGCCGCAGATGCCACGTCGGGCAGGTTGATCAGTAGCCCGGCACGGAACGGCTGCTGTTGATCAGACAGTCCCTGATTGGCATCGAGGACGGCTTCCACCGTGCCGATCAGGTGGCCGTAGTAGTGCTGACAGATCGTGTCCAGCACGTCGCCTTCAGATGTTCTGCAAGTCATCGCCATAACGTACGAACTCCAGAGTGAAAGCCTGCTTGCGGGGAATGCCGCCCTGCAGCAGGGGGCTTTGTTCTTCGCTGATGTTGACCAGGCACCAGTGGCCGAGCACTTCGCCGTATCCTGTGGTTAGCAGCACGGGTTTCAATTGCTGGCCGATGCTGCGCAGTACATTGAGCTGTTTAATGCCGCCTCTAAATCCCGGAAAAATAGCGCCCTTGAGGGTTATTTTCTCTTCGCCCATACCCACCGCCTGTTGTGCTGATCGCCGGGTGAGGCGCTCTTGCGCCGCCCAGCGAAACGCACTGGAGCGGCTCAGTTCGCTGAACGCTGCTGTATCGAGATTGAAGAAATACGGCTGTGCGTTGGGTGCTATCGGTTGCATGATCAACAGGTGTGGAAACGGTTTTACTGCCTCCGGTGCGGGTGTCCCGTTCGGCGCCAGGCTGGCCGTTGAGAATACGGGTTCGGAGCCTGGGCTCAGTTTGGCAGCCAGTGTGTTTACGGCGGATTTTGCCCTCGCGGCTTGCTCGTCCAGGACTTCAACCCGCCGCTGTATCTCGGAGGCGGCGCGGGTCGCCTTGCCGTAGGCGGCTACCACCTGGCCAACCTTGGACTGGGCTGAGCTGATTGCGCCGGTGATGCGTTTGAGCTTTGCACCGATGGCAGGCCCCACGAACGGAATTCCTTCCAGCTCATCGGCCGCGCCGGTGATGTCACCTATCGCGCCGTTCACCGGGCCGAGCATTCCATCCAGATCCTTACGCCCGGCCTCCCCGGCCTGCACCAGGTACTTGAGGCCCGACTGCATACTTTCCATGTACCCCATGCGTTCCCCTTAGAAGACTGTTTCGTCAGTCATGTTGCGCCGGGCGACTTGTTGCGCCGTCTCGGCAAGGCGACGCTCGATCTCCGGCATCATTTGGTTGAGCAGTAACTGTGGATCCTTGGCATCGCCCTGGACGTGGATGGTGAAAGCAGGTGACAGGGTGATTTTTTGCTCGACCTTCGGCGCCGCGGGGTTCGACGGTGCGGCTTTGGCCGCCGTTGCAAGGACAGTTGTCGACGCTTTCGCGTCCGCATTCCCGAACGCACTAGCTACGTCATTCATGCCAGGCATTGACGATGATGCGGTACGTGTCATGAGCGGTGTACCAGGGCCGAACGAAGCCCCCATGGTTGCGAGGCTTGGTACCGCTGGGCCTGGCCTTGGTTTCATCAACATTGGAGTACTGGGTTTCGATTCGGCTGCCGGGCTCGTATCCCGCCCTCCGAACACAGATTTGCCTACGACACCGCCTATTGAACGGCCACCCATGCTGCCCATATAGGCGCCGATGACTCCTCCGATTGCTGTGCCGATGACAGGGACAACCGAGCCGATTGCCGCCCCGGCGGCGGCTCCCGCCAACGTGCCGGCCAAGGTCCCGGCGGCGCTGCCGTAACCTTCTGCTTTTTCATCACGCGTTCTGGCAGTGTCGTAGACCTCCTTGGCGCTCAGCGCTGCCTCGAATAATGCCGCCGGCACGTTGCCTTTACCAAGTCCCTTCATACCACTCAGGACCGAGCCTGAGGGCTTGGCAACGGGGACCAATGATCTCGCCGGACCGGGTGTGGTGGTCGGAGGTTTCCAGCTGCTCAGCGATTTCGACGCCTCATTGGCGCCGCCCGCGTAAACGCGCATGCGTGGTTTGGCAGCGGTCTTCGAAGTGCTGGATGTGACCCGCCCACGACGCCCCTTACGCTTACGCTTGGAGATGTCGTTGTCGCCTCCCGAACCCCACCCCCCCCCCCCACAATCCACCCCCACCTTAAGCC